GGTACCTTATGGTGGCACAGGTACTAAAGCAGTAGGAACGGCTGTGTTATCAAATTCAAATTTTTCTGCTGGCACCATTGCTAGCCAAAACGGCATTGCAGATTGGAGAAACTTTGATCAATCACTGATACGATCAATAAATGCTTCATCTGTAGTAAATCAATTTAATGCTATTCATCATTATGAAGACAGTAGCGGCAATCATGTTGACATAAATCCTACTATATCTGGCTCAGGTTCATTATATACACCTATAACTTACTTTGATAGATTAGAGTCTCAGAATGAAGATTTAAAAATAATTAAAGTTTTAAAGGAAGACGTCGCTCAACAAATTTATTCAGAATATCAAAGACTGCTAAGAGATAATAATGTCAATTAATAGTGTGCTGTCTCCTGAAGATTTTAATTTAAATCAAGTATATATCTCTGCTGATAGATTTTCACGATCTAAAACTATTGATATTACTAATATAACAATTGAATTTAATATATTTGAAAATATTACGCTACCGTATTTAACAGGTTCTATAGGTATTTTAGACGACAACGGATTATTTGATATAGCTGATTTTCAGGGAACTGAAATGTTGACTATTATCGTGTCACTACCAACACAACCAGATAATGTCATTAAAAAAACATTTATTATGAATAGTGTAGAAAGAAGTGTACAAAACAATGATAGATCAGCAATACTGATTTTTAGTTTAGTTGAGGACGTGCTGTTTTATAATAATGTTCAATCAGTAAGTAAAACTTACAACGGGTCTGGTGAACAGATTATTGAAAAGGTTCTTAACGATAAACTAAATAAAAATCTTTATAAAGATAAAGAAACATTTAAACCATCATACCAAAGCGCTTTTCGAATTATTAGCCCGTATTTAAATCCATTTGAAATTATTAATATGGCATTAAATAAAATGACTACAGAAAACGGTAGTCCATACTTTTTGTATTCTACTTTATATAGTGACGATTTGGTGTTAGCTGATCTAGATACAATTTTAAAAGCTCCGGCTTTTAATAATCTGCCATTTACTTATTCGCAATCAAATTCAAATGATATCTATAATGATCCTACTGTTTCATCAAGATCCATCTATAGTATGAAAATGATAAACCAAGAAGATACTATGATGCTTAGTGAATTAGGTGTTATAAACTCTTACTTTGAAGCTTTTGATATTAGTAGTGGAAGTTTTAACAATTCAGAATTTAGTTTAAGTAAATTATATGATAGACTTTTTGCGACTGGCATTATAGATCAAGGACTAAATAGTAAGTTAGTAGATTATCAATTTATACCTGATCAAACTAAAACAAATGCTAAAGGATTGGGTGACTATAATTCAAGAAGATTTAGTTTAGCAGTTGGCGCAAATACATACCCATATGAATCACAACTAAATAATTGGACATCTGAAAGTGATACATTTAGTTATATACTCAGATTAAACAGTTATGCACTTAAAACATTATTACTCAAAAATCAATTAAAATTGTATGTTCCAGGTATGAATTTTACTCGTGGTGATAAAATAACATCAGTCGGCAGAAACATTGACTTGCTTTCATATAAAAATAATGTAAGTACGAATATTGATAGAATGGAACGAGATCACAGAAAATCTGGTAAATTTATTATGACATCAAAACGTCATATTTTTAACGCAACAGATTTTAAACATAATGTTTCTATTACATGTTCTAGAATATCTAATGAAAGGCCTTCACGTTGAACTTATTCGATTATCCTTTTTATGGGGATCAAATTAGATGGTTCCTTGGTAAAGTTATTAATGCTAATGATCCAGATATGCTCGGCAGAGTTCAAGTGAGAATATCTGGTATTCATAGTAATAACCAAAATGATATTCCTGAATATACTTTACCTTGGGCTTCTGTAATGAATCCAGGTACAGAAGGTGGCACTTCCGGTATTGGTAAAATACCACAGATATTACCAGGAGCAACTGTATTTGGTATCTTTATTGATGGCAAAACGTCACAAGTGCCACTAGTTTTAGGATCACTGAATCAGGTTGAAAAACCTACACCTATTCAAGAAGTTCAATCAAACGTTGATACAAGAAATACCGGTTCGGATGGAACAATTGTAAAAAATGAAGTTTTAAATTATGATGATGATACAATAAATGTTGACGAACGTAGACTTCTTGCAATGATATTTTTTACTGATAATGGTTATAATGCATCTCAAGCTGCGGGTATAGTAGGTAACTTAGAGGCCGAATCTAATTTTGATTCAACAATAGTGTCATCAGTATCAAATGAAAATTCACAAGGGATTGCTCAATGGAATCCTTCAAAGGCTGCTGGAAATAGATTAAATAAATTAAAAATATTTTCTAGAAACATTAATAGAAACTGGAGAGATTACGATGTTCAGCTCCAATTTGTTTTACACGAGTTAAAGGGTCGACCTAAGTTTAATGATGGTGGAGGTGCTTTTGCTAACGCAAATAAAAAACTGTTAAAAACTACTAAGTTTGATGGTGGCGTGATTAGTACTAATTCTACATGGATTATATGCAGATACTACGAAATACCTCTCAATGCCGAAGGTAAATTAGCAAAGAGAGAAACATTCGCGCGTAAAGCATATAATCAATTTATAAGTTCGGGGAGTGTGATATAATGGCATTCGTGAGTGTTGACAACATAGTAAATAAGTTTAACGACTTTAATAAATCTTCAAACTTTAGTGGCTCATTGTCTAATTCTCGTAGACTTTTTGAACAAAACTTGGTTTCACAGACAAGCAAATTTGGAAATTCGCTAAATCAAGAGGTCTCAGGGTATATTAGCTTAACTAATAGTTTAGACGATTTAGTACCGGTTATTGATTATTCAATTCCTGATCAAAGTACTGGCAATTTAGACGTAGTTCAATTGACTGATAGATTGAGTGCAGTTAAAAATAAACTGGTAATATCTTTAGGTCCATTACAAGCTGATATTGATTTAATTACAGGTGGATCATCTACTTCTTCACTACTAAATGTAAATATCACAAGTGGTATTCCACAAGCTATAGGCCAAAGCTTATCATCTCTTGGAATTAGTAATAGCGAAGTATTAAATATAGTTACAGGATTACAAAATACAGAGAGTGACTTATTTGAAAAAATTGAGGTTTCTGCAGAAAACCTACTTGGAAGTATTTTAGGCCCTGTAATTAGTATATCAAATAGCCTAGACAATTTAAAAAATCAAGTTTTTGACGAAATCAGCACATTAGCAGGTGGTATTTTAGATGAAGTTGATGCTGGCTTTTCGTCGGTTATAGAAAATGTTACTGAAAATATTACAGGTAACGGTAGCCAAACTATTCGAAACATTATCACACGTAATAATGGCATATTACCTGGTGCTAATGAAATATCATTAGCTTTAAATTATTATGCCCTAGGTAATAAAGAAGCTGCTGTTAATGTTATTAAACAATCAATTCCGGATGTAAGAGTGGATGTCATTTTAACAGAACTCAACACCATTGACTTAAGAATGTCATCAAATCAACAAAATATATTAACTCCAGGTATTAGTAATAATTTTATTGATTTAAATGGTTATGGTAATAACTGGGATGGTTCAAACACTCTTATAAAAAATGCAGCTTCTACTTCAAGTATAGGTCATGGATTTACTAATGTATATACACATGAAGAATTAGAAATTGAATTAAAGAGTATTAAGAGAGAAGTCACAGAAATTATTACGCACTGGACTGAAACACATACAAACCAAGATATTGGCGCTGAAGAAATTCAAAGAAGTAGCGGCGATATTCCATATCATTATTTGATTAGAAGAGATGGGTCATTGCAAAGAGGCCGACCAGTAAATTTAGTTGGAGGCAGTTTAGCAAATGGACATGAACGCTACTCAATTCAAATTGCCTTTGTTGGTGGTATAAACTCTCCAACTGGAATTGAAAATGTAGATCCATTTTTATCAGCCGATTCATTGACTAGAAAACAAATGACAACCTACCAAGACTTTTTAAAAATTGCATATTCTGCTTGGCCTGGTATACAGGTAATGGGCCATAATGATATTGATAATACGCAACAAGATCCAGGGTTTGATGTAGTTAACTTTACTGAATTAAATTTTGGTAAAACTATTATATTGACAGATCCATCTGTCAGAGGACCCTACTCAAGAACTGAATTGATTAAAACAAGGATACCATATCTATGACTGGCGTAAATGATAATAGAACCCAGAGAATTTCTGAATCTAAAGGTAGAGAAGTATCACAAGGTGTCAGCGCCGATGGTAACCAAGATCCAAGGGGCGAATTTCCTAATCCACAATACTGGAATTCACAAAATATAAACTATGCTGCTACCGGAAATAAAAGTAATGAGTTGTATATTGGTGGCAGTGAAAAGTCTATAAACCTAGGTTTAACTGAAAATAAAGCTTCGCAATATCCATATAACCAAGTATCTGAAACCATTTCAGGCCATGTCATAGAAGTTGATGATACGCCCGGCGGTGAAAGGATGCTTTTTAAACATCGTACAGGAGCAGGTATAGAATTAAGACCCGATGGCACGGTTATTATATCATCAACTAAAAATAAAATTGAAGTAACTGGCGATGACCATAATGTTATTGTTGAAGGTGATGGAAACTTAGTTTATAAAGGCAACTTAAACATCAAAGTTACTGGTGAATTTAATGTTGAATGTACAGACTTTAACGTTAAAACTAATGGCAATATGAATACGAATGTTATTGGATCGCAAAGAACTACAGTTGGCGAAACAAAATCTGATACAGTTCGTGGTGGACTATCTCAGACTGTGGCACAACAAGTTACAAACACCTATTTAGGTGGGTTATCTACAAATGTCAAGGGAACTTTAAGTAATAATGTCGAAGGCGCTGCAAATTACGTGTCAAGCGAGAATACAGTTATTTCTTCAGAAACTAAAATAGATCAGGCCTCACCCGATATTAATATTGCGGCGGAAAATCTATCTGTATTTGGTGATACTGGCACAATAGGCGGAGAGAATATTATTATGTATAATTATAACATGTATAGTGGTCATAGTATTTGGTCAACAGAAACAGTTAATACGAAAACTGTTACAGCAACAAAAACAGTAAATGCTATAAGAATGTTTGCAGATACATTCGAAGGCGATTTAGATGGCACTGCAGACATTGCCGCTACATCATTACACCAATCATATGCCGACGGCGTGGGACCGGGTTATTCCCCAAATAGGGGTTCACGGGGCTCTATTACTAATACGGCAGCAGAAGATGCAGCATTTGATCAAACCGCTACGGCATTACCAACTGCTGCTATACTTGATGGCTATTTAAACAAGGCTGATGGTGGTGTTCGTAAAATTAAAATTGATGAGGGAGATTTCATCAAAAACCAAATTGATAAAACTGTAGCCTATGACGGCATTTCATCAACACCTGTTTCGGCGCAACTAGCAAGATCTAAATTTAGAGATCCGGCAAACCAAAGAAATTCAACATTTGTTTCACAAGCTACTGCCGAAGGTGCAGTGTCACCTAATTGGAATAGGCCGGCACCAATTGGTATTGGTAGAGTTGTGTCAGGTGCATCAACACCTAAAATTGGTCAACAAGTATTTGGTAATGTTAGATCAGCTACTGGTTCTAATAAATTTTTACCAAGGAGCTTAAATGTTCAACTACTACCTGACCCCAATTTTAATCCTAATTTTTTAGATGATATTACTGCAAGAACTAAACTTTCTGCAGGCGTTTCAATATCTAAATTTTTAGGATCTAATGGCGATCCAACAAATTTAAATTTCATACGCAGTTTAGAAGAACGTAAAAAACTTGCAAGAAACTTATATGCCCATGCCGAATACATTTTTAAATCTGTAGCAAATAATATAGGCGAGTTTAAGGATTTAAGATTGATCGTGGCAGAAGGTGTTTACAGGCCAGGACCAAGTGAACGAATCACGCCAGGTAGTCTTAATGATTTAAAATTAAAAGGTAGAGCAATTGTGTATGAGCTAGTGGATGCCACTGGTAAAATTGATTTGGCAAAAACATTTGATTTAGCAGAATATTGGAAAGACGCAGTTTATTTTGATAAATTAATTTTAGATTATGATGAAATCGATACTAGTGAACCACTTAATGCCCAGATCGTAGTTGTAATGCCTGAAATTACTGAGTCATTTACAGCAACGTTTAATAGACAAGTAGAGACAACATATAACGGTAATAAGTTATCAGCAGGTGAATTAGTTGAAGCTCTGACGTATCCTGTATCATCTGTACGATCAACTATTGACATATCTTTAGATGCTGGAGGCCGATTTGGCATAAACTTAAATACCTCACTGAATCCTCTTATTGATACAATAAATGGCGGATCTTCACTTTTACGAGATGGCGCATTACAAAATATGAAAAGACTACTAGAAAATGAATACACTAAAATGCAAGAATTTTATGGTGGTAGATTATTCATTAATGATGCATTGGCTAAAGCAGGTACAACAAGATCTAACGCCACACCAGGTTCTATGCACTTTTTTGGTAAAGCACTTGATATCGATATTAGTAGTATGTCAAATACACAGAAAATAAAACTAGTAGATGCAGCTAAAAAGGCAGGATTTACAGGATTTGGTTTTGGTAATACAATTCTGCATGTTGATACTGGTACACCTAGATCTTGGAATTATAATAATTTAACGTTTGCAGATAAATCTTATAAAAACTATTGGAGATCCTACGTTGCATAGACATATAAATAAAAGTAAAAGATTTTAAACATGGCAACTACGAGAGTTTTATCAAGGGAAGATGGCAATCTAACTAGTAGTATTATTACTACGAGAGAAAAATCCTATAGTGATATAGATCTTTTATTTGCTGCAAAACCGAACGGTGAGATTTATGCAAAAAAAGATGCGGCGGCGGTTAAACAAGCTATAAAAACATTGATACAGACTAATTATTTTGAAAAACCGTATTTACCATTTTTTGGCGCCAATATTAGATCATTGCTGTTTGAGCTTGTTGATAATGACGACACTAGTGAGATTATTGATAATATAACAAACGCCATAGAAGTCTATGAACCACGTGCTAGAATTATTGATATAAAGGCTTCTCTCAGACCAGATAATAACGCATTAGATTTAAAAATTGAATTTCAAATTGTAAGTACAGAAGAAACAGTTGTATTTACAACAGTAGTATCAAGGCTAAGATAACATGGCAACAACAATACGATCAACAGCTCTAGATTTTAATAATATAAAAGATAATCTAAAAACTTTCTTAGCAGCTAAGGAAGAATTTAAAGACTACAACTTTGAAGCATCTGGTCTGTCTAACATATTAGATGTTCTTGCGCATAACACTCATATGAACGCATTAATAGCAAACTTTGCTTTAAATGAATCGTATTTGGGAACGGCGCAATTGAGAAGTTCTATAGTGTCTTTGGCTGAAGGTCTGGGTTATGTCCCCGACACTGATACATCTTCACAGGGTGTAGTAAATTTAAGTTTCACAACTTCAGATGCAGGCCGGGACACTGTTATTCAGCTACCCGCAAAAACTTTATTCACAGGTTCAGTAGATGATGTAACATATACTTTTCAAACTATTGAAGATTATTACGCAACAGATGATGGTACAGGATTCTATGAGTTTGTAACAGCCAATGGATCAAATGAAATTTCATTATTTGAAGGAACTCAACGTACTAAAACTTTTTTGGTTGGTGAATATGTTGATAACCCAACGTACGTAATACCAGATAAAAGCATTGATGTTGATACAGTTACGGTATCTATCTATGAAAGCTTGACGAGTACGACAGCAACAGTTTATACAAATATTATTAATGCTACCACTATTGATGCTAACTCGACAATCTATATTCTTAAAGAATCGCCTAATGGTTTTTTTGAGCTTTCTTTTGGAGATGGTGAAACGTTTGGTGTAGCTCCAAAAGCAGGTAGTAAGATTCTAGTAGAGTATCTTTCAACTAAGGGGTCAGTAGCAAACGGTGCTACTATATTTACACCATCTAGTTCATTTACGGGTGGAGGTGTTACTGGCGCCAATATATC